GGTGGAGAAAACATTTATGTTAGTCCAATGATAAGAGGTATATTATGATAAATTATATTTGGAATAAAATTAAAAATATATTTAAACCTGAAAGACAAGAACCTGTTGTTTTACAAAAAGAAGTAAAACCAGAGCATTGCACAAAACACAACAGATTTAGAAAAAACTGTTTTGCATGTAGAGAGGCTATAGCATAATGTCAGGAATTAGTTATACCACTTTAGTTACACAGATTAGAAACTATACAGAAACAGATTCAAATGTTTTAACTACAGATATTTTAGAGAATATAATTTTAAATGCGCAGTATAGAATTTTTAGAGATGTGCCTATTGATGCAGATAGAAAACAACAAACAGGTTCATTTGTTGTAGGACAAAATCAAGTAAATGTTTCAGCAGGAGCTTTGTTTGTAAGAAGTATACAAGTTTATGATTCTACAACAGCATTAACCGGAGATAATTCATATTTAGAAAAAAAAGATTATACATATTTACAACAATACGTGCCCTCAACTGAGACTGCAAAAAGAGGTAAACCTAAATACTATGCTATGTATGGTGGAGCAACAGGTAATTCAGACACCACTTCTGGACGTATAACTTTGGCTCCAACTCCAGATCAAGCTTATAATTTTAGAATACATTATAACGTAATGCCAGCTACGTTGGAATCGGGTAATCAAACTAATTATATTAGCTTAAATTTTCCAAATGGTCTGTTATATTGTTGTCTATCAGAAACTTATG